AGCAGCTCGTGCTCGCCTTGCCAAAAATCCACCGGAAGCTGATAGGGTAAAGGACTCATTTGATCGCCTCGACAATTCGCCGTCTCAAACCTGCCATGTAATCGAGCAGACTTTGCTGAAATTCGCGCTCGATCTGGCCGCGCGTCTTACGGGTAGGTTTCAAACCCTTCGCCACGAAAAAACTTTGCAATGCCGGACTCCGGGCCGGTGTCAAACAAGTCCGCTGTGGGGGGCGTGGGCGCCTGGTCGGGCCGGTGCTCGGATGGCACCCCATCCCGCTCCTGTATGTAGCCCACGTCGTACACGCCCATGTCCAGGTTGATTTGATCGACCTGGGCCTGCTTCAGCGTGTCCTCGGATGGGTCAAGGCCCACCCATTGGTATTTGAGGTGCGGCTTACGCATGTAGCGATGGATGACTCTGGTAAAGATCCGCGCCACGAATTGGGTGACCGGTTGGATCATCGAGCGCTGGTGCACGTCGGCCATTGCGCCGGCATAACCGGCCCCGCCCAACCCGCCGCCCTGCACCAGGCCGAATTCCTGGGGGCTATTGCCGTAGGCCCAGCAGGCAATTTTCATAAGCCACTCATCCATCACGGTCGTGTCCATGCTGCCCTTTTTGAACTCGTAGACCGGCGGCGATCCCGCACCAACCGTGGGAATCCAATGCAGTTTGCGCTGTTTGGACACGTCGCCGGTGATCATGCCATCCCAATATTGCTGCCAGGTGTCGATCTGGGGTTGCGACCAGGTGGCCGGGGCGCCGATCAGGGCATCGGGCAGGTTGCCTTCGGTGTAGGTCGCGATCCCAAATGAGTCGCGGCGCAATGCCATGTTGACCATCAGTAGGATGAATTCGAGCGGGCTCATGCCATAAGGAGAATTGACCGAAGCGTTCATCGGGCGATAGATCATTTCGTCGGTGGTCCACGATCCCTGGGGCATCCCATACAGGACCTGGATATAACCGGGCGCCGGTGGCGCGGCGATCTTGCCGCGATAATCCAAAACTGGGCGAATCCGGGTGCCGTCGATCAGATCCAGGCTGCGCAGCTCGCCATTGATCAGATTGGGATAGATCGTGAGCGCATCGGTGACTAAGACCTCTTCCAGCAGCGCGTTGACCCAACCGTCAAAATCGAGTTGCCCGTCAGGGCTCTCGAGCAGGGCTTGCACCTCGGCAATATCGCGGCTGTAATCGGTCTTATCGTTTTCGACAGACGGCACGATCTTCCATTCCAGCGACCGCACCTCGCGCTTGATCAGCTCGATGTTGAGCCGGACCTCTTTGCAGGCCGCGGCCAAATTGCGCAGAGTCTGGAAATCGGCCAGGCCGTAGCCGTAGCGCGGCATGATGACCAGGTTGACCCCGGGCCGGTACTCGAAGATCCGGGGCCGGTCGAGGGGGTTGACCGGCATCACCGGCAGCCCTGGGCCAAAGATGGTTGACTTCTGGTTCTGGGCCTGCTGCCCCAACGGGGTGGGCTTACCCCAGCTCATGGTGGTATTCCCGTCCGTGAGATTCGATAAATCGGTCATGATGCCGCCGTTGGTGTCAGGCATTTGCGACTACCTCCACTGTTTTTATTGCCACCGACAGGGCTTGTAATTGTTCCCGCCGATATGCTTTCAATTGCTGTTTGGCCCAATCCGTCCAACCATTGTTAGAACCAGCCAACAAATCCAAACCGCCCGAGGCTGTGTCGACCTGGTCGTCATGGCCCCCGTTGGGGAAGTCCAGCGCTTCGACGATAAATGCCTGGTTCCAGTTACCCTGGATTAAGAAAACCTTTCCGGCTTTCGCGCGGGTCTGCAAGGGCCGCGCCCGGGTGACCTTATCGCCATTCGGTTTGGTCTCGCGGATGGCCACGTTGGCCAGGTCCTTATCGCGCATCAGCTCCTGGAAGGCCAGTGCCTGAAAAGCCACGTCCTCTAAGGCCCAATCCGTTCCCCGCTCTTCCGGGGAAAGCATCAACGCTTTAAGTTGACCTTTGAATTTCGTCCAACCCTGCTCGCGCAGCATATCCCGCAGGTAGAGGTTGCCTTCCTCATCCAGCGCTTCGGCCACCGTGGCGTTGAAATCAGCCGTCTTTTTCTCACTGATCGCCAGGTCGATGTAACGGACCCAATGCAAATCCTCCGGGGCTCTTGGAATGATTCGGAAATCATTGGCCCCAAAAAATACGCCGTCTTCGGGCCGCGGTTGCTGCATGTACAGCGCGTGCCAATCGCCCGCTTGCCCGGTCGCTTCCAGGGTGGCCTTGATCTGCTCCAGGGTCTCAACCGGGAATTCCTCCGCCCATAGCGGCGTTCGGCTGCCTGGCACCCGTCCCAACGGATCCTCAAACGGCTTAAACAAACCTTCCAACTTCGAGCGGATCTGCTCGTCCAGGTTGATGGCGTATTCCTTCGCTTCCAGCGGGAAAGCGGGCAGGCTGATGATCTTCCAGGGCCGGGCTTTGGGGTCGACCTGGGTAGATTTGATCATCTCTCCAATCAGGTCCTCCCGGTTCCAGCGGGTATGGATCATCACGATGGCCGTCCGTTTGCGCGTGCGGGTCAGCACGGAGCTGGTCATCCACTTCAGCTTTTTCTTGCGTTCCACCGGGTTGCTGGCCTCTTCCTGATTCTTGAAGGGGTCATCCACCACGATCAAATCAGCCGGCTTACCGGTCGTACCGCCGCCGACGCCGGTGGCCAAAAGACCGCCGCGATGGGGCTCACCCAAATTCCAGGCTTGTTTCGAAAACGAGTCGTCCGAAATCTGCACCGGTGCTTCGACCACGCTGGTTTCGCCGAACACCGCCGCGTAGCGTCCGCTGGTGATGATGTTCCGCACCAGGCGGCTGCTATCCTGGGCCAGCTCGGCAGCGTATGAGGTCAGAATGATCCGGCTATCGGGCCGCTTGCCCAACAGCCACGAGGGGAAGAGCTGAGAGACCATCGTCGTTTTGCCGTGCTGCGGTGGCATCTCGATGATCAGCGACCCGGTACCTTCCTGCCCATTTGAGTCGATATAAGCAAAAACTTCCTCCAGGGCCGCCGCGATCAGCTCGTGCACCGGCGCCGGGTTCCACCAGTCCAGCACGTATTTGCCAAAATCGCACAATCTCCGCCGCGCCAATTCGCGTTGGATGATCAGTAATGCGGCTTCATCCGGAGAGAGGGTCTTGCTCTGACTCATTTGCCATCCTCTGGGCCTGGCTGCTGGCCACCGGCGAGCTTATCAGAAATCAGGCGCGCCTTCTTGCGCAGTTCCTCTTCCGGCAGCTCCAACGGATCGCCCAACAGACCGCGGTCGGCTTCCACTTTGACCTTAGGAAGATAATCGTTGGTCATTTCGAAATATAGCTTCCGGTCCGGGTTATTGCGATGATCCGGATCGCTCGCCGCCTTCGACAGCGCCTCAAACACATCCCGCCGGTGCTCCATCAATGGCGCGGCCTGTAGAGTAGCAACCACTTCGTCGATAGCCGGGTTGGTCTCCCGCCAATGATGGATCTGTCTGGGGCCGGTCAGCCCTAACACTTCGACCGCCAATTCTTTGATGGTTTCCGGCTTGCGCCCAATCTTCGGGCTGCTGGCCCAGGCGATGTATACGGCCACGCGCCACGGCCAATTCGCGTCGCGCAGCGCGAAATAATCTTCCATCCACCCGCCCGACTTCCCGCTCTCCAGCGCTTCCCGCGCGGTTTCAGACCGCAACCTGGCCTCAGCCGGTGAAGGGGGATTCTGCTGGCCAGCAGCCTGCGGCTCTTCATCGATGGCCAAATTCAAGGCCAACTGCCGTAAGTAGCCTGGTTCTGGATTAAGATCCTTCGTTTTCATCCCTATCACCGCCTAATGGAACACAATTGCCGCCTGCCCGGTCACCAGGCTCAGCAGCACCGCGATCAAGACCGCCGTCAAAATCCCCGCGATCCATTTTAAGAGCCGGTTGGTACTCACCAGCTCGGTCAGCAGCACAGCCTGGCCTTTTACCGTCAGCTCGATCTCGTCTACCTTTGCCTTCAGCACTCGGTTGGCATGGCCCAAATCGCTCACCGCCGCCGCGTTGGCCGTCGCCACCATCGCCAGTTCGTCGATCTTCCGCCAGGCCGCCTCGAGCCGCCCGGTCGTCATCGGCCTGCACCCCGCCTCGGAGTTCTCCAACGCCCGCACCCGCTCGCTCAGATCAGTCAACATCGCCTTCATCTCAGCAAAGCCCCCTTTCATCGACTCGGCCAGGCCATCAATCTGAGTCTGCAACACATCCGCGCCCATCGGCGCCCGCGCCGGAGTCATGGCTAAAATGGCTTTGACGGCTCGGCAGCGGTCGCCTGAGCTGAAATAACCATCGCCATTTGTTTGCTCTCACCCATCCCCAGCTTCTCAAAGACTTTCATGAGCACCAGGTCGTAGACCACTTTGGCGAAGCCCACCAGCGCCGTCAGAACCACCAGCACCTGCCCAACCCACTGCAAAACCACGATCACCAAATCAACCGGATCGCCCGTCGGCAGCAGCACCGGCCACGCCGGAAAAGCCGGGCCCGCGAAGATCACCGCCAGCACCAACGAAATCCCCGCGCTGACCCACGTAATCACCACCCGGCTCGGCTTCCACCCCCACCACGCCGCCGCCAGCTTGACTGCCTGTGCCAAAAACGACACCACCAACCCGATCACCACCATCTGCTCCACTGTGAGCGTCATACCAGCCTCCTCAAGTCTTAAACAAAATCGCCCGGGCATCTCTGCCCGGGCGCTCATCCACCGGATCGACCCACCCCTGTGGGCCTGCTTGTATCGCTACATTCAACTTGTACCGATACAATAATTTTAACAGACCATGAGTCATTGTCAAGAGTCAATCTTCCACCCACAGCCATCCCTTTAACAACCTCCCCCACATATACCGCCCACCCAACAAAAAAGGGCGAGCTATAAGCTCGCCCTTGCCTAACCGGAAACCGCTCCGCTGCCCACAACCCCCCAAATATAATCCCAAACCTCAATCCTTCTTCGCCGGTGGCGGCAAAGTCACAATCTGGGCAGCCTTGTTTTTACCCACCCGCAACTGCCACTCATCTGGCCTCAGACCCTGGTCGAGCACCACCGGGATCCCGATCTCTCCCGGGCTCAAATTGACCATCACCGCCGAGTAAGATATCCGGAATTTCCGGAACACTCTCCCGCATTGCATCCCACGGCACCCGATTTTTCCCGGCCACCAATTTACACTCATCCGGATGCATTGTAGGATCGAGCACCACCGGCATCCTTGCCGCGCACAACGCCACCTGGAGCACCCCCACCATGCGCGGTCTTTCTCCGGATTCCACCGCCTTCTTGCTTCCCCCCTGAAGCACCCGCCACACCAACTCGACGTCATCGTCTTCGGCCAGTTCGTCCACTTCCCCATGACTCAACCGCAAAATTTCCAGATCGCTCAACCCCGTGCAATACCGGTCCTTGAACGCCTCATATTCCTGATCCACGATCCAATTCGCGAAGATTTCCTCCGCCGCCGCGCTCTTACCCTGTGGCCGCATTGCAAACCATGCCACAATATCCCGCGGCAGATAAAACTGCACTTGCTCGTGCTTCACATGATATTTGTCTTTCACCTCACACGCTCCTTTCACCGATCATCTCAACTAATTTTTTATTGGCCATCGCAATCGCTTCCTCAATTGAGAACGCGCGAATGATTCTCCTGCCATCCGGATAATCCCATTCGTAATAAGCCAAAAAACCACCCCGCTCCTGAACGGTCCGGTTCGGCAAGATGAGCGTAAATTTTTTATCCCCCCATTTCGTCATGCCCTGCCGCGCCTTCAAAAAGGCTCCCGTCTCTGTGCATAGCGCTACCCAATCGCACATCGCCATTGCAAACCGTTCATTCTCCGGAAGCTCAGCCAAATCAGAAATAAATTTCAACATTTTGCCTCTACTCTCTGTGTCTCCGTGCCTCTGTGGTTATCTTTCCGGCCCGCCGACTCAAACCACGACCGGATCGACCCGCACACGCTACAAACTACATCCGTCTGCCCAATGATCACCGCCGCCACATCCACATCCACCTGCTCGGCCCCAGGCGTCATATCCAGTGCCACCCGATACAACAGCAGTTCCTGCCGGTGATCGTTCCGCCGCCTGGCCAGGCCCAACACGTGCCCCCTCTCACACCGCCACTGCCTCGCATCATTGCCCACGCGCACCTCCAACTCTTCGAAAATCCTGATAAGTTCGTTTTGTTATAATTTTTTTGACTTATAACAAAACGTTATAAAATCACGACAAACCCGCTGGGCACCCACGGCCTGGCCTCCGACACCACCTCCCCCACCCCCTCGACCATGACCTTATCCGTCGCCCCCCTGGGCAACACCTTCACCCACGCCCGCCCCGGATCGCGCCCCACCCGCATCTTAAACAACGTCCCAGCCAGGTCGATGGCCTCCCTGAGCGGCGCCCTCCCCTCGCCGCTCAACGATTCCCCGGTCCACCACATCACCGCCAACTCTGGCTCCCTTCCCTTCAGGGAGGGGTTGGGGGTAGGTTCTTCTCCCGCCGGGATCGCCTCCCCCACCAACTTGACCATCTCCCGCGCAGGCCAGCACAGCGACAAATGGAAAGCCTCCAACGGCTTCTCCTCCCACCGCGCCACGGTCACATCGGTGGCCTCCGCGGGCACATACTGCCCGCGCACCTCCGCCACATCGATCTCCCCCCCCATCCGGAGCAGATGCACCCACCTGAATCCCTGCCAGGAAAGCTTGTTATCCACCACCACCACCGGTCCCGGTCTCATACGGCCCCCTGGTAATCAAATTTCAACTGATCTCGCTGTGCCCTGATCCGGATCGCGCGCTGGTCCCGTTCACTGGCAGCAATCACCATCTTATTTTGCATACCATCCAACCCATTCAACCGGATTCTCCAGGTCTGGATCCCGTCCTCATTCGTCCGGAACAACTCAAACCCGGCCTGCTGGTAAATCACACCCCGATGCAAGCGAGTATCGCAATAACTCAGCAGCCATTTCAATTCGTATGGCTCATTCAAAAATACCGGAGGCCGCACCATCAGGTAATTCTGACTGTACTGGCGGATCCATTGCTTAATCACTGTGCTGGCCAACGTTGAGCGCCACAATCCGCGCCGGTCGTAAAATCCCGGAACATACTCCGGATTGCATAACTCTCCATCGGCCTGAAACCGCGGATCGATCCACACCCGCGCCAGGTTGAGCACCTGATAGCGCGTCACCTCGCACCGCCCGGCCCGCACATCCTCCACGGACCCAAACCAATCTTGACAGCGCGTGGCCTGGGGCCTGCCGAACACCAAATAGCCGATCCGCTTGAGCAGATCATCGGTCATAATCACATAAATCTCATACGATGTTTTAAAGTGAGGCATCTTATGCAGGTAATGTCCCTCTTCAATTGCTCGGGCACAATCCAGCGCGCTCATCGACACTCTATCCGCGTGATAAATATTAATCAGTCTCATCTCGGCCCCTGCTCCCAGGTTATCCCATCCAACACCCGCCCCGCCGCCCGCTTTCCCACCCGCAGCATCCACCACGGATTCACGCCCGGGTTGGGCTGATAAACATACGAAACATCATTCCCAACCCAATGCTGAGAAATCGTCCCATCCTTACCCAGGCACAACTCCTCGTTCGCCCCCATCCCCATATTTTCATGATCCCCCTCGTACTTCTCAAAGCTGTCCGTATCGCCGTACTGGGGGAATGCTGGCCACCACTCCCCCCAGCTCTTCCACCAAAATTTCACCCCCATATTATGACAATCATCCCGCAAATACCGCGCCCAATCCGGATGGCACGGCCTGGCCCCCACGCCCGTCTCAGCCCCGCCGACCACCAGGTTGATTTTCTGGAAAGCCCACCGCACCCACGCCAAATGCACCGGCCCGATCAGCGGCTCGCAGCTCACCCACCGACCCGCTGCCGGCGTATTTGCCAAATTCTCAAGCCGGTGGCACACATCCTGATTCTCAATCGACACCCCGGCCCAAATATTGGCCGCTGGATCGCGACCCTCATACCGCCGTTGGAAGTACCCCATCATCCGCTTCGCTCGCTTTGTAAGCACGAGGAAGAGGTGCTGGCTGGCCCGCTCCATCGCCTCGAAGATCAAATCCAACGCCTCATCGCTCACATCCTGGTGGAACAAATCGCCCTGGCTGCTCACCAGCACCGTCTGGGGCTTCTTCCAGTGCGCAGGCTCATCCAACCGCTTATACATCACCTGCACCACATCGAACGGCTGGGCATACTGCTCTGGCATCGCCTTACCCGCCACATAAGCCCGGTGTCGCATGTTATGCAGCTCCCTGGCCCAGCAATGCTCACATCCCGCGCTCGCCTTATCGCACCCTACCACCACGTTCCATGCCTTAGTCACGTAATCGATCTTCGTTGTACCCATCACGCACCTCCCATATACTTCTTCGCAAACGCCGCCAACTCCGTCTTCATTTTCATTTCTTCCAGGATGGCAGTCTGCCACAACCCCTCATCCCGCTGGGCCAACACCGCCTCTTCCACCAGGCTCGCCAACTGGCTCGGATTGACCGCGTCCAACTCCCACGACGACTCGCCGAACTCATCCACGTAAGCACCATAGCGCGAATCGGTCTCCTTCGCCGGGTTCTCCGGAGGAGACCATTTCTCGATCTGATCCCAGTTCAGCGCGATCCGCACCACCTCTAACCCGCCAATCACTCCCACTTCCGAGTACATCTCCAACCGTTCGCGCACATCCCGGGTCATATCGATTCCAGATGGGTCATGGTCACCTAGATAGACAACGCACAATTTTTTCCCATGCCGCCACTCATAATTCAACCGCTTCCCAAACTCGTACATCGTAGACGAGCTGCTGTAACCCTTATTCGCCGTAATCGCGATATCCAACCGCTGGCAAACCGGCTCCAACACCCCGCTCAACGCATCCTTCTCAACCATCACCTCCACATGCCACGGCTGCCCATGCCACTTGTCAATCCGGAACTGCTGGGCCGCTACCTGGATGATCTCACCCGGGTTATTCCAATGAGACAGCGAAGTCGTCTCCCGCCCGCGATCCTCGATCATCCCCCAATCGATCAACCCCGCCTGGCGCGCGTTCGACACCAGATTACCCATGTTTTTATAGCTGCGCTGGTTATTTTCGACATAATCCCGCGAAACCATCTGGTAATACAACTGCCGCAGGCTCAGCCGGAACCCCTGCAACCGGTACTCCTCCAAAATCGCATTGATCGTCTCGATCATCGCCCGGCTTTCCGCCGAAAATTTACGGTCAACAAATTTCTCTTTCATGCCCTACTCCTTTCCTTCCAACGAACCCCACCCCCACCGCTGCAACGCCCCCAGGCCACCGGCTACCACCACGAACGCCACCACCCCGGCTGCCAGCACCCACTCCACCCCCAGACCCGGAAACAAAAATCGCCGCCCCAGCGCCACCAACGCCATCCATGCCAGCGCCATGCACAGCCCAATAAAACCATCTAACACCACCAATACCCGCTCGCTCATTTTTGCCCCCTTCGCGCCCATTCCATCATCCGAACTCCGGCCACCTTCAAATCCCACGGAGCGCCCAACTTCCGCTCCCCATACGCCAGGCCCCACAGATGCACCTGGTCGATAACAGTGCTGCCATATATCCCGCACAGCCCCTTATAGCAAAGCCCCGGCCTACGCCACAGCGCATCCAAGAGCTTCACGTGCACCGCATATATATACCGGACTCCATACCCGGCCCGGATCCGCTGTGCTGCCTGGTTATGGCCCACGATCCTATCCTCATTCACCACCGGCGCCCACCCCTCTTCCAGGATCGCAGTGCCCCGCTGTAACACCTCGCGCCCCCACGCCGTCAGCTCGCACTGCTCATCGACCATGTCCTTCATCGCAAACCGCCGAGCGCCATTCATTCTTGCGTGTTCTAACCGCGTCGCCATCAAGCGCAGATCGCCGAACTGGCTCCAATTAAGATCCGTATAATCCAACAGCCACTGCTCTTTATCAGTCATCGAAAATCTCCTTATCTAACAAGTAAACTTTGCACAACCAACTTACCCGCTTCCGATCTGATCAAATCAATCGGCTTATCCGCGACAATATCCTGCTCTGACCATTTCCGCGGCCAAGCATCCGCCGCCCACAACGCCCGGATCCGCGCCTGCTCCTCCGGATTGATTAGGTCCACCGACGCTCTCGCCTGGATATCCAGCACCCGCTCCAACCCATACGCCCGCCCGGCCATCGTCAACGGCCCCATCCGCTGCCCGTTTTTTGAAAGGCTTCCGTCCTTCAAAACCTCCGGGCTCGCCTTGCGCTTACGCCACTTCGACCGGATCAGCTCGCGATACAGCGGCTTCAACTCCAACAGCGGCGAAAGGTAGCTCCAGGCCGGATCGCGCACGAGCCGCTCCAACGCCGTATCTCTCGACGCCAGGTTACAGCCCACGCACCCCGTCCGCACGTCCTCATCCCCATAGATCGCCGCAATATCCGACACGTTGAACCCGTGCCGGGCCTGCTCGAAATACAGCCAGTCATAGACATGGCAAACCCGCCAATGTAACAGCGGCGCCAATGTATCCGCCACGCTCTCATCCGTCGAAGTCTGGAACCACCCCTGTCCACACTCGCCCGAATCGCGTGAGCAAGAAAAAGCAATCCGCTGATCCCGCGCCGCGCTCTCACCCAACCGCACCCCGGTCATCATCAACAATTTTTCTCCGGTAGCCTGGCGCAGGTCCTGGAGCGCAGCCATCATCGGTGCCACCTTGATCTGCCCGGTGCACCACCGGAAAGTGTTCTTCGGTGGCGGCACCCCGAGGCCCAGCATATACACGTAAAAGCGTTTATCTAACTCAGGCAAAACCACCTGAGCCTTGAACCCCAACGAGCTCAAAACCTTCAACAGCCCCATCGCCGTCATTTGCAAAGGAGGCAGCTCCATCCGGGTATCCGCGTACAAAACCGTCAAACTCTCCGGAGCAGGCACCAGGTGATTGAGGATTGCCCACGTCACGAAGATCACCGTAGCCGACGAATCCTTCCCGCCGCTATACGCCACCGCCCAATGCCGATAACGCCGCCCATACTCATTGAGGCTCATCAAACTCAATGACAGGCTATCCTCCAGCGTCATCCGCACCCCCTCAAACAGCGTCTCCTGGCGCATCCGGACCTTTCTACTAATCACCATTGCCTACCTCCAATAAATGTTCACACTCTCAAAACAATGTTCACACGATGTTCACACTCGCCTTACCCGCCCTACCCCCCTATAAGGCTTACAAGGCAAAATCGAGACGCTATCTCATATACATTCACAAATATTCATAAAGTAGTTAAAAAAGCCTCCTTTTTGGAGATTGACGGCCATCCAAAAACGACCGGTAAGGGACATCCGTGAACATGTGAACGTTGTGAACATTGGTAGGGGGTAGCGCAATGTAATTTGTAATTGTGTTTTCTGGCAAAATCACACCCTGAAGAGCCTAATTTGCCAATTACAAAACAAATTACACGCCCCCATACCTGTACAATGTTCACAATGTTCACAAAGTTCATAACGTTCACACCAAACTCCCTTGCACCGGCTTTTGAGCGCCCTGGGCAGGCTTCTCGCCCTCTGGTGGCGGCCCAAAATCATCCGGGTTCACCCCGTGCTTGATCGACAGCCCCAAAACGCGCGGCTCATTCCAAAAGAACCAGTAGCCATCCCGCTGACGTTCATCCAGTTTCATCTGGAAGGTCTTTCGAATGATGTCACCCACCTTGCGCGGCTTGACTTCCTTTTCCGGGTTTCGGTCATCCTCCGCGGTCTCGTTCATCTCGTTGATCAGGTCATTGACGACCTTGGTAATATCCCCGATCTTAATCTTGGAGTTCCCAAGCTCATCGACCTTGATCTTCGCGTGCAGGTCTGGATATTTCCAGACCTTCCACATGGCTTCGAGCACGCGAGCCTCAAGTTGCATGTTCAAATCCTGGGTCATCTCCTTGTAATAGTCCCGCAGGGTGCGCCGGATATCTTCCTGCTGGTCCTGATCCTCATACGCAATCGCCAGCAATGGCCCGGCCACCTGGTTCAACCGGGCTGAGATCGTCGTGTCGTAGAATTTCGAATCCACCGGGATCTCTTTCTGCCAGGTCTCCAACCGCCACCGCACCAATAAATTGCGCAGCGCCTGAGCCCTGGCCATCTCCTGGTCAGTCATTACCAGTGGGATATTAGCCGCGATCAGCTCCAACGTTTCTCTCGGTGCAAGGTTCAGCGTGAGAGACCGACTGGCTGGCGCATCATCTTTAGATTCACGCCGCTGCACGATCATTTTGGGAGCAAATGTTCTAAAGCTCACTGACTCCCAGGTTTTCTCTCCATCCGGACCCGTAACCTCAATCGTCCTCCAGATCGGGTTACCTGCCATTGCGCCGGTATTAATAAATTTGATCATCTCGCTGGCAGCATCCCCGCCATCCTCGAGGTCAAACTCGTCAAGGAACACCGTGCCCCGATATCTTTCTAGAGCACGGAAGAGGCTGCTGGGCGAAGCCGCGCCGCTCGCCGTCATGGTCCGGTAGCAGACGAAGCCGATTCTCTTCATAAGTTCACTTTTGCCGCTGCCCGCGCCGCCCATCGCGCGCAGGTAGATCACGGTTTTGAAGCTGTCGTAAATCCACGTGGACATAACCCAGTATGAAATTAGCCGTGCGATTTTTTCCGATGGCATCAGATAAACCGCATTCAAATAACCTTCGATATACGTCACCAACTCTTTGAGCGATTTTTTATCCCCAAGCGCACTGGCGAATGTGACTCCCCCGCTCGCCAACACCTCGTTGGGGGGGGATGGCAGATAGCGCTGCCCATCGATGATCACCTCGTGCCCACTCCCCACCACCCCCACCGGGTCGCGCCAGGCCAGCGCAGCCTTTTGCGTCTCGATGTCATATAAATATTCAATCAGCCAATCATGGATGTACCCGCCCCACGTATAGACCGGTGCGCTCCCACTGTCATCATCCTTATCGCCACCAGTAGCAGCCTTCAGCATCCGCGCGAAGTCGCGTGATTTTGTTCCGAGCGCAGTGACCAGGTCCCCCTGTAGAATCCCCAGGTCCTCTTTGGCCAGCTTGGCAATCACCCCCATCGCATACAGAGCTGCATCGTGCCTGCGTGCCCCTTCCTGCCGCCCGGCCCAGATCGCCACCTCTTCGGCCAGGGTCCGGCTCCCGTTGATAATCTGCCCGATCTGATCTTGCTGCGCTTTTTCGTCGACCGCAGGCTTCGCTTCCTGCCCTGGCTCACTGATCGGGTGCTGCCATAGCTTGAGCACATCATTCGCGTCTTTGATGTAGCTCTGCTCGATATCGTTCTGCCCGGCCCGCTCCCAGTGCACCAGGTAGGTCATCGGCCCCAACGCCAGCATCCCTTTGAGCGTCCCCTTCGCTTCCTTGCCCTTGAGCACCTCATCCAGGTAAGTATCCAGGCTGCCTGCCTTATCGTTATCCAGCCCCATAAACTTGCGCCGGTGCCCCTTCAGCCTGGCTACCAGGTTGCTATCCAACGAAGTCCCCACCTGCGCCATCGCCGCGATCCCCCACTGGTCAAGGCTCAGCGCATCCGCCTGACCTTCCACCACCACACATTGCTCAGCCCCCGACGACCAGGTGTGATTGAAATACGGCTGCCGCGCCCCCACCAGCTTGCTCGGCAGGTTGTAATGCCGTTTTTCGTGTATTCCTCTGCCGGAGTAGAAGCAAATCCGGCCATCCTTCACATGTACATACACCAGCATATCCTGGCCAACCAGCCCCGGGATATGGCCATGATCGACCCACTTCTCGTCCAGCTCGTCGATCTTATGCTCACGCGCCCACCCGCGCACGTCGCCCGAATAGCCGCACAGCGCCACCGCCTCCGGCCCGTAACCATCCACCCCCTGGCCTGCCAGGCTCTTACGCAGGTCCTCACTCAGCGCTCTACCCTGGCTTTCCGAACCCGAATAACCCAACAGGTTCCGCCGTATGACCTCATCAGACCAACCCCTCCCCCTGGCATATGCAAGCGGCTCCCCCCCCTCCACCTGCCATAGCAAACGCTGGAAGAAACCAACCGCCGCACTCAGCGCATCCTCACGCGCCCGGGCGGCCATGCGCGCCACCTGGCTCTCACCGTTCCATTCCGGTGGCGCCAGGTGCGCCCGGCGGCACAACAGCTCTACCGCCGCCTTGAAATCGCACCGCTGGAAGCGCATTGTCCAGTTGATCACGTCCCCGTGCTCATCCTTGCTATTCCAGTGATAGCTTTGCTTGTGCGTATCCACCACCAGACTGTCATGCAATCGACAAACCCGGTACCTGCCCGCCTTACTCGCAAGCTGGAAACCGTCTTCTTCGATCACATCCTCAATCCGGTTGCGCTCTAACACCTGCCCAACGATGTCATCAGTCATGTTTTAGCCCTCGGAATTACAACGTTTCTTTAACATGCGTAGGATGGCACGTGATTACAAACCCGCGCCCAGTTCCGGCACTTACAACCCATCCAATATTGGCAACCAGACCCCGTCCGCAAATATTCGCGCGTTTTTCGGTCGTTTTTTCGTGACACTTCTGGATAGGGAAAACGTCACAGAGCATTCTACAGAGGTCACTCCCTAAAATGCTTTTGATAACAATTCTTATCAGAACTGATATCACGACCAAAACCACCAAAAACGCGCCCAAACCGCTCAAAAAATCGGCCTTTCGAAGACCCAATTCACCGACTTTCAACAAAACTTTCTTTAACATTGCGCCAACCTCCCCATCCACCGATCTAAAATTCTCCACACGCCCGCGCCCGAGGCAGGTGAACGTGTGAATAAAAAGTTTTTCAACCTACTGCATTCATCGGTTAGACCGCGCGCGCGTGGCGACCGGCACAACTGCCCCGATCTGGGTCTGACCCTGGCGGATCAAGTGCCGCACTTCGTCCAACGCACTCACAGCCGGATCCATCAGATCGGGCTGCCGCTTAGCGGCCTGCTGAACCCGGATGTCGATCAGGTTCAATAGAACCAACGCGCTGCCCAGCGTAAACTGTGCGCTTTCAAGTTGGTCCCGCCGCTCAGTCTCGCTGATGCTCAGTCTCACCACGTTTCACCTCCGACAGGAGTACCTCGACCGATTTTTCTGACACTTTGACCCGCTGCGCCATTGCTATGTAACTGTCGACCGCATAAGCCCCCATCACAGTCAGCCCGCCGGCGGCCACGATAGCCCAGATCGCGATCACTACCGTCCACAACCCCCACATGATCATCAATCCGCTCAGCGGAAGGATCAAAGCCAGAACCCCCAGAATGTAGTTAAACACCACGTTTTTTGTCCCCCCCGGGGCATAGTGTTCCACCAACAAAATCAGGCTGGACACTAACGCTGCTATCGCAATCTGCACCGCAGTCGGCACCCACTCCATGACCATCCTCCTCGCATAGCATCCGATACAAGATCCGCACGCCTCTCCAATACTCCGCCGCGTGCTCCACCGGGCAGGGAATCCAATCAACCGCTAACGATCCGTTGACCTCACCCTGCCTACGCATACAGACAATTCGAGGCAACCGCACCCACGCCGGTCGCCTCGCACCGAATCAGGCCGCGCTGCTGGGCGGCTTATACATCTCGTCCCGCACGATAGCCCGGATGGTCGAAACCAGGCATTGATCCGCTACCAATCCCCCAGGAAAACAACCCACAGGATCTGCCGGCAGATATTCCGGCTCTGCAATATTCAGACTCATCTTGATATCTAGCATCCGGGCGTAGTGATTGCTTGCCCTGGCCAGCGCCAGTTCCAGATCGGTCTCAACCGCCGGTTCGACCTCAAAGCAATCGTCCGCATCCTCAAACCAAGCCTTGCCCCCCAAAACGCAAATACCTAACACCAGATAACCCTCGACCGCAAATTCCATCGGATCGTTCGAATGCGTGGTCGGCGTAATAACCCGTTTTAACATCGCCTGAATTGGCGCCAGGCCCCACGGCTCGCCATCGATGGACACAAATGTTCGCGGGGCCAGCTCCGGAGGATCAATATCCGGATCTCCATCACAGATCATCATTGGCCGCAAAACATCGGGCAGTCCCGTTTTCAGAATCTCGAAATAGCGTCCCCACGCTTCCAAATTCGTTTTCCGGAGAATCTCAAGCCTCTCTTGTTCGACCCGTTCGATCTCCACCAGGCGCTTTTTGCCATTGATCAACGCCGTCTCCAGCGCGATCTGCCAGGTCTTGTTGACCTTGCCACTGCTCGTGTTCATATCAACTATATTTCCCATGTTGTTCTTCACCTTTCGTTGTTAGAAATTAGGTTCAATTGACCTTCACGACCGATTTCTCTATACTGGTAAGGTCTTCACATCCCGTCCACCAGAGAAACCTATGCCAAAAACAGACTTCGAAGAATTTCTTGAAAAGAAGGGCCTCACCTACCGCTGCCCCGTCTGCCAGTCCATTCGTTTCAGCGCCGAAGCGATGGGCCTGCACTATTCCGAATTAGGACGCAAAGAAAAACCGTCCGGGAATATCGTCCTCTCAGTTTTTGCCGTCACCTGTTTGGACTGCCAGCACGTCGACTTTTTTGAGGGACCCGAGATCATTTAGAAACTTCTCTAACTCATTCACGTCCGGATCCCAATCATCCTTCGAAGTACTGGCCACAGCGTCCGCTTGATCCTCGACCTGGCCCATCTCCGCCTCGTGGCACCGGCTACAAAACCAATGGCCTGCCCCCGGACGATCTTCATCCTGATCTACCCATTCCATCGATTCGCCGTGAACCTCGCAAAAGCCAGGATCAACGAAATCTTTCGGATCATCGTATACGCCCGGGAAGGTCTCCTCGATCATCTCCGCATTGCAGTACGGGCATACCCACGTCCCCGGATAACCGGGATCCCCCTCAACCCAATGCGCTTCCACATTGTGAATTTCGCATATCACCGGCCTAAATTCATCCATTGCAATCCTCCGTCGACTCTACCTGCCCATCCCCCGCCAACGCCTCGACCAAACTACCCCGGTCCAGGCCCAATTCCGTCGCGCTCTTCGCAACCAGGAAGTCCAACACATCTCCCCGGCTCAGCGTCACCCCGTTGACCAGCGCACTCCCCAGCCGGTCCAACATCCGGTCGCTTTGCTTTGTAACCAATAACGTCACCCGCACCTTATCCATTTGACCTCCTAACAAGTAATCTTTTGTTTAACCAGATAAACACATTCTAACAAGTTATCTGGTGAAAGTCAACAAGGAATACATATAAAATACATATTCCCTATGCTTATCCGTATAATTGAGGTATGGAATTTAGCGAGTGGATCACAAAGAAATATGTGGAATGGCGCGGCAATAGGGTCGGACACGGAATCAGTGTTGCCGACTTTGCCAAAGAGTTTGGAGCGTCCCAACAAGTCATGTCGGGCTGGATGCACCCAGGTTCAAAACCCCCAAAAAAACCAGAATACCTAAACGCCTTAGAAAAACGCTATGGTGCCGAATTTCTTCAGGCGTTAGGTATCGAGCGTTCAGTATTCACAACTGGAATTAGCCACGATCAGCTTCCCCTCCCTTTGCGTTTATCCCTTGACGCGGCCTTAGCCGATCTGAATGCTGCATACGCCGCCGAAGGGATCTCAGCAGACTCCCCGCGGGCACTCGAAATAGCACTATCCGTTTTATCCAAACACGGATTCTCGATCACCAACGTGAGCGAGATATCAGGCGATGATTGATGTTTTACAACGATAACGAAACCCACGATGTTTATCTCCTGTTTCTAATTTATGACTTTTGAGGGATGAAAGTCAAGCACTTGAGTGCTGATCCTAAAGAGATAAACATTCTCAAAGCAATTAGTTAATCCGGGAGGAAAAGATCATGGAATTCAAAAGCAAAGTTCAAGCCGATATTTTTGTCGAACTAATGGAAAAAATTGCCCAAGAGCCAGACCTTGCGACAACAATGCTGCCCATAACAAAAATGCTCAAAGGCACAGACTCAAACCTGCGAAAAGAAAAAATGGCTGAATTCATCAAAATAATTGTTGCGGGTATGAATAAGGCCGGCGAAGAGATCCTGGCCAAACACGGAAATCAAGACTAATTCTGTTTACGCAACAAAAAGACCAGGTCCATTTACTTGGCATCTGAATAAATTTTTAATCCTGAAAAGGGGAAAAATGAAACCTGTTTCGCGGTCCGAACTCCATCTCGACCAGTTGCAGCAAATTGCGAAAATCACCCCGGGGAAAGCCCAATCCCTCCTGGAGTGCTGCGTGTGGTGTCTTGATAATTGCGAGCACACCAATGGCGTCAACCTGGATGTTCGCTACGACAAACACCGTTACTCCTACAGTCTGCAATGGGATGAAACCCTGATCGATAAAATTCACCTGCACAGCAGCTATAACGAAAACGACGCCACCGAATGGGGCGCCGAAGCCATTGCCCTTCCACTTTCCCTCCAACAGACCGAATATACTGCCGTCCTCAGAGCCACCTCTTTTACCGGAATCGACTATTGGCTGGGCCACACCACCGAAGACCCCAACAACCCATTTAACAAAAGCTGCCGACTAGAAATCTCAGGCATTCTCAAAGAAAACCATACCAACAAAGTGGATAGACGGGTTAAAATCAAGACCAACCAAACCAAACCCACCGATCATCTCACCCCCGTTTATGTTGTGGTCGTTGAATTTGGTCAACCCTTTGCCAGGATGGTATTCAAAAATGCCAACAGTCAATGATCTTCACTCCCAGGCTATGGACATTGCCGAAGACGCATTCCATCTACGTCGCACCGGCCAATTTGAAAAAGCCAAATCCTGCTTCCTGCAAGCTCTGGATTTAGAAGCGCGCGCTGCCTATATGCTCTCGCTGACGCCGGAAAACGAACCCTCTCGCTCCATTCTTTTCCGCAGCGCTGCATCTCTTGCCTATCATGGTGGAGATTACGACACCGCCGAGCGGTTGGTATCCAATGGATTAGCAGGATTTCCCCCCGAAGACGTTCGCGTCGAACTGAAAGAACTATTCGACGAAATCAATTTCACCTGGCATCTCGCTCGCAGCGGGCAAACCCTATCCGATAACGAATGGGGCTATGAACTATATGGCGAAGCCGTTGCCAATGGCAAAATCCAGTTAGATATCTTATTAGGCCGCGCCGATCGGCTCCGGGCACTCTATTACCGCACCTTCGAACGCAAGCTCAATTGGCCATACCGCACCTCCAGCGATGTCAGCCCGGCACTACGGCAATCTTATGGCCTATATGCCAAAGTCACCCCGGGCAGCTTCATGGTCACCTTTCAAGTGGGTAAACCAAACCTGCAAATGTCCCTCTTTCCAGAACTCGAAACTGCTCCCAAAGTAGAGCCATCCGAAGTGATCGAAGAAGTGATCCAATGTATGGAACTGCTGGAAGGGCTCGAACCCAAAAAGTTAAAGGAGCGCATTCCCGACGAATCCTATTACGATAACTTCGTAGCTCTCTCCAAACATTTATCTCCAGACGGAGAAGACATCAAAGGAGCTGGGCTCGTATCAAATCACAATGGCAGAGTGCGGACTGTATCATTGCGCAAAAACAAAGTCCAACTCACCCAAACTACGCAAAGCAATGAAATCATCCTCGCATCTTCCGAAGAAGAAAAATCAACTCTGACCCTTTCCGGAACCCTGAAAATAGCCAACGCTGCAACCGATGACAAATTTGGACGAGTCACATTGATCGACACCGACCACCATAAAACAGACATCAAAGTCCCCATTGCCCTCATGCGCGACATTGTCCAACCTTACTTCGATGAAGAAGTTACCATCCAGGTCAGGAAAAACAAAAAGTCCCTTATCCTGGAAGAAATTGAACGTAAAAAATAACTCAACATAAAGACCAGGTCAAATGACCTGGTCTTTATAAAGGGAATCATCATGACAAAATCTCAAATCGCCATCCTCACCACCCTGATCCTGGCCACCCTGGTCATCATCGCCGCTATCCTCCTCTTCAAGTTTCAGCCTGCCCTCTTCCTACCTCCCACGCCTACGCAGGCCCCGACCCTGCCACCCACCAAAACCCTCGTACCCTCCCTCACATCCATTCCACCCACCTTCCCTCCCACGTGGACCCCGCTGCCCAGTTCCACGCCTGGCGCAACCGCCACCGCCCGCATTAGTCCCACCCCATCGAAGACTCCAACCGTCTCGGCAGCGCTCAAAACTGCCATAGCCCAAAGTTTCAAAGGACTGCCCGCTCCGGGATCCAGTGGCGGCTCATTGGACGGTCTACCTGGCGGAAATTGCGAGCCTGTATTAATGGGCGCATATATCAAAATAACAGGAAGTATCAAAAATAATACCAACGTCCTGATCGGAACCGTTTGGATGCGTGGCAATATTTACGACAAAAATAAAAATCTTATTAATACCCATGCCAGCATAGCCGATTCGGATCAAATTGCGCCTGGTCAAACCTCAACCTACAGTATCTATATAGATGATCCCAACCGGCAATTCGATTCGTGCAGCGTAGAATTCGAGAAAGTTGAATACAAAAAATAACCCCCCTCTGATCTTAGCATCCTAATGCCAAACAAAAACAACCCCTTTTCCCCCTCCGCCCTGATCGTCGCCTACCTCCGCGATTCCGGAGGAGACGACCAAGACCTATCCGTCCCCCAGCAGGAAGCCGCCCTGCGCGCCTGGTGCACCGAAAATGACATCACCCTCTCCCAAATCTTCGCCGACGTCGCCGCGCCCGGATCCACCGCCGTAGGGCGTGACGCCTTCCAGCGTATGATGACCTATTTTCGCGCCCCCCACTGCCCCGCCGCCGGCCTGGTCGTCTGGAAGTTTTCCCGATTCGCCCGCAACCAGGATGACGCCCAATTCTACAAAGCCGAGCTGCGCAATATGGGTTTCGTCATCCACTCCATCACCGATAATATCCCCGAGGGCATCGATGGCCGTTTTTTTGAGGCTGCCACGGATTGGATGAACGAAAAATTCTTACAATCCATGAGCGAAGATGTCAAACGTGGTCTTGCCCACATCGTCCAAAACCTGGGCGCCATCCCCGGCAGCCCGCCCACCGGCTTCATCCGCCAACCGGTCGACGCCGGACGCCGCCGCGACGGATCCCCGCACATCCTCCATCGATGGGCCCCGGACCCCAACCAGATCGACACCATCCGCCTGGCCTACACCATGCGCGCCCGCCGCGCCACCCTCCAGCAGGTCCACGCCGCCACCCACCTCTGCGGCAGCCTCAACTCTTACACCACCTTTTTCCGTAACCCGATCTACCGCGGCGAGCTGCACTATGCCGACCTGGTCATCCCAAATTACTGCACCCCCATCGTCGACGAAGCCACCTGGCAGGCAGCCCAATCCATCCCCCAGCCCAAACATCCCCGCCGGGCCAACTCTCAATACCTCCTCTCTGGCCTGGTCTATTGCGCCCAGTGCGGCAGCCCCATGAACGGTCACACCATCCACATCAAAAAGCACACCGAACCCTACGACTATTACCGCTGCGCCCGCTCTCACCGCCGCCGCGACTGCCAGGCACTCCCCATCCAACGCCAGGCGCTCGAGACCCTGATCCTCGCCCACCTCACCACCGACGTGCTCAGCTCCGAAATGATCGCCAATCACCAGGCAGGCATCGACCACCAGCAGGAAGAGGATGCTGCCCAGGCCACCGCCGAACGCACCGAACTCAACAAACGCCAGGCCCAGCTCACCAAACGGATCGCCAACGTCGTCAACACCCTGGCCGACGTCGGCAGCTCCCCCGCCCTGATCGCAAAATTGAAAGCAATGGAAACCGAACAGTCCCAAATCCAGGCATCCCTGGCCGAATTATCCCGCCCCCAGACCATCCACAGCCCCACCCCGGCGCAGATCGCCGCCGCGGCTGCGCGCATCCAGCAATTTATCGACGACCCGGAGCATCAAAACGACCTGCGCTCGATCTTCCACGCCCTGATCCATCGCATCACCGTGGAAAGAAAAGACCGCGTTATCCGCGGTCTGCTCACTTACTACCATCCCCCTGGGGTATTAGAATTTGTGTCTATGAACGTACTTCCCCGTGGGGGCACACGCTATAGACACAAATTCGTTGTCTCGATCTACTCAAAAACGACATCATAGATGTCGTTTTTGAGTTAATACGGCTCAAACATGAAATCTATACCCCTGTATCCTCATAGAAATAAAGCCGGATCAAAACATTACCGTTACCGGTGGTCGTGACCCGGAACAAATACTCCGTGTTGGATTTCAGCACCCACTCCGACAGGGCCCGTTCGACGTTCGAAACCGCTTTACCCGAAAACAGATATCCCTGGAAAAACTGAGTCCCCAGGGCGTTGGGGGTCAAGGCCGTGCCGCCGCTGATGTAAATTTTCGTGTTAGGCGCTCCGCCCACATTGCGGTTGCGGTTGAATATTTTAGCGCTATCATCCGTCCCCACCGCCGTCCAGGTCGTGCCCTCGTAGAAAAATATCTGGGCCGTGGTGGTATCCATGATCACCTCGGCAATGAGGTGCGGCGTCCGGGTAGTTGCGGTCAGGGTGGGCACGCTGATGCGCACGTCCCGGGTAGCCGCGTTCAGCGCCCCAAAGTTGAACCACTCCCACGCCTCCCCCTCATGGATCTGGTGGTGATCGAAATCCAGCACAATCGGCAAATTGCTGATCACATCCCCCGGCCCGATCTGTACCTGGAGCACATTCCCCGCCGGCGTCTGGCTGCGCGCCGTCACTGCCGCGGTCAAACCTGTAATTGCATCTCGAATCGCACCAATGAGGCTCATATCATTACTCCCATTTTCCCGTTTCCGTACAGGTCAAAATCAAATCCTCGCCGGCGTAAAGCGTCTGGCTGCTCTCGCCTTTGATCGTGTCGGATCCATCCGCGAAGATCACCAGTGACCCCGTCCGGCAGATAATCCGGTAGGTTTGGCCTACCACGGTTGCCGCCGGCAAAAATGCGTTGGCCGTAGCGGTAAACACCACTACATCATCGTTGGCCGCCAGGGTGTAATTGCCCGATTTGATTGCCACCTGTGGTTTGGCCGGTGCAGCCCAGACTGGTAGCCCACCGATCCGGGTCAATATGTCTCCTTCGTCCGTCCCGATAGGCAGCCGTTCCGGCGCCAGATGTAAGCGAGTCAACGTCAGATCATGCGTGTCCGAATAAACAACCGCAGCCGCGGTTCGTGATTGACTGGTCAGAACATACACTCCATCTGTCGGAGAGTTATCCACAAAAGATCCCGAAAACTGGACATTGTGCCCATTGGTAGAATCGGCAGTCATCAGTTGGTCACTGGTGGCCAGCAACGCCCCAGTAACGCTGCCCCGGCGAAGGTTAATAGTTACGTATTTGTAGTAGCCATAGGCGGATACGCTCGTCCACACGTCCCACGTAATGGTGATCGGGCTTCCTGTGCTGATCACCAGGGTGCATCCGGGTATTGCCGCTTCCTCGTTAGCGGTGCTTGGGTTGATGGTTTCGTTAATTCCAGGATCGTAGTTCTCAACGCGGATTTCAGCGGCGTCGGATTCATAGATCATGTCCCCTTTCGTTGTCATCGGATTTATGAAATCATCAATGATCTCCTTCATCACAAACCGCAAATCAACGATATCCGTCCCACCCAGCGCCTCGATGATCGCCTCCTGATTGAAATACAGCCGCACTGCGCCTAACACATACTGGCTGTCCGATGGAGGTCTGGGGATCCCCGCATAGTTTGGCGACAACACAACATCAAATTCGCTGCCAACAGTCCAAACCAGAACCCCGGATGCGTTGATTGTGCACAAGACATAAAGAGCCTTATCCAGGTTAATTGGTGAGTAGATCGACAAATCCACAGGAGGATCCAGCGCCTCGACTAAAACATATTGCCCCAATGCGCTCGCCCACACCAAAATTGGATAAACAATCACACTCAGATTTTCATATGCCGCGAGCCGTCCGGCCATGATCTGTTGGGGCCAAACGGGGACCGGATCCGCACCCTCCCAGGAGTGCTGCTCGCCATGCTCAACGGTTTGAGCCTGATCCGCGCCATAGGTCCACCCGGCGCGGGTCCCCAAAATCTGAGGGACATTGGGGTTATCGGCATCATACCCAACCCAGACAGGGAGGTCAGCAACCGGAGCAATCCGGATGTTGTAAACCTGCGTTACCTCTCCGTTGATCCGGCAAAAGACCCAGTTATCAACGTCGGGGACTTTCACAAGGCTGGTTCCATCTCCCATGATCCCCGGAATCGGATCGAGCTTATTTTGTTTCGAGCCTAAAACATTTTGAAATTGATCACGTAGTTTCATGTCTCTCCTACGCCGGCGGACAAACATTATAGAGAGCCAGGCTGTCAATATCGATCCGCCTGGTAGCGACCGGAGTTACTTCAACGTCCCACCGGAAAATTGTGGTCTGATCCGGGTCCCACCACAATTTGACCTCAAAGCCCAGGAAGCGAATTTGTGGTACTGCAACCGTCGTCGCCTCATACCCGCTCGTGTTATATTGCGTGGTCCCGACCTGGTAGACAGGATGTCCATAGGTCCCGTATGGATACCAGTAAAACTCCAATTGGCGCATCCGGCTGCCGGATGCCCTCAACCGCACTGTGTAGTGCAATGCCGGGTTTGGCTTCATTTCGATTATCGCACCATGATAGATCAGGTTTCCACAGCCTCCACAGATAATAGAGGCATTCAGAACCACATAAGCCTTTGGCGTAGATTGTATGGTGTTTGTCGACTGGTAGTAAATCGATCCACTCTGGCCTAACCCGCATTGCGGTTCACTGATATTCCCAGTCGGCACCCCATCAAGATCAATAGCATCTCCGCCCATATCCAGCTTAATCGCGTATATCTCCGTGGCGGCCAATGGACCAAAGACACCACTGCGTACCTCACCCGGCGCGCTCACCGGGTCCTTGATACCTGTGACGAGCGTACCGCCAGATCTGCTTACCCCATTGATCGAATAGAACGTATCATCCAGAGTAGGCACCCACGGTGACACCGAATCGTTGCGCGCATAAAACTTGCCCTTCAGCACGTATCTGGACTGATTCGGGCTGCCGGCCGCCCGGATTGTGCACGGGATATTGCCGTAATTCGGCCCCGCGTCGTTTGTGTACGTTCCCCTCATCCACGTATCCCACGGACCATTCGCCGGCGACGTGCTTAAACAATCGTCACCGGGAGGATCTACCGGTTGCGGATTCAGTGGCGGCTGAGGAATAACAATAGGCCCCCAACCGAATTTTGGCAGCTTGAATGGCGGATTGGGTTCCCCTCCCCCGGCGCGCTTGTTTGGTTTTGGCGTCGACGGCTGGGTAACTGTTACCGCCGGACCATCGAGCGTTTCCGCCTCAAACTCGATCTCAGGCTCAAGCGTTCCTGCCTCAGGGTCAAAAACATAGGACACCCGCCGCGGGATGATTCGCTTTGTCCAGGCCACCCCATAGGGGGTATCACTGGCGGTCACCGTCAGGGTGCAATACTGCCGCGGGGCAACGTCGATCATGCGATTATTGCCGGCCAATCGAACGGTGATTGCCGGATATTCGTTGTTTACCCGGGTCAAGAGACGCCCGGTCAGGGTATTGGCTTGTGCCTGAGACGCAAACAGCAAATTGTTTTTATTTTGCTTGTTGCCGAATTGGCCCAGGGCATTGCCCGGCGCGGATGACAGCATGGTTTGGAAGCGCCCATCAAAATAAAAACCGGCGGTTTCAAACCATCCGCACACCGCATATTCCCGCCGTTCAATGTCGATGTCACCCGTCCAATCGAGATTGGCTACATCCATCACCACCGGCAAAGCGTTGCGCTCGGTATATTCGATCATTTGGGGATCGACCTCGACGAACAACCGCCCGTACCGGTCGCACCGTGGAGAGGCTGTGACCTGGTCGCTGAACGATTTCAATTGTTCCCAGAACCCGCCCAGGTTACCCGATGCACTAAACATCGGGCGAGTATCCCCGGTCGGGTAAATATCCATGCAAAGCGCTGCCGTTGACCTCCACACAGCCCAGCACCAAATCGCCTTATCGACCGTCAAATCTTCCATGTGCAGCCAGTCCACCGCTTGATCTGGCGCACCTGGGGCAACCGCTGCCGTGTCCATCAGCGTAAACGGCCAGTTGGTTGCCTTCGAGAGCCACCAGGCCGGACCCTGCACCCCAAACGATCCCTGCGATAGCTCCGGATTCCATTTCACCGATCCGGTTTCAATCCGTCCCAGGGTGACGACGTGCTCATAGCCGGCCACCGGCCCGATGGATTGGATCGTATTGCCATAATGATCCTCAGCCACAAGGGCCACCATTGCCCGGCTGCGAGCTGCCGAAATCGTGAGCGGGTCGTAAATCTGGACCTTGTACGAGAAACCCTCGTTACTGCCCTCGATCCGCTCTACCATAAAATTATTGGTCAGAGGAGAGCTATCGTCGTACACGTACACATAGCGATATCCGTACCCGGTTTGAGTCCCGACCGTCGCCGCGCACCGGATCCGGTAATTGCCCACCTGGCTGAATGTCACCGTTGGCGCGCTGGCCGTGTCATCATCGAATGTCACCGCTGCCGGGCCGTTCCCCGTCCAGAGATAACTATCAATGGTATCTCCCGGCACCCACGACGCGGATCCATCCATCACCAGGCTAACGCTGCCCCCGGCCAGTTTGAGCGTGTTTAAATAGGGCCCCATCACCACCACCGGAATCATGGCTGTGTATTGGTCGGTGTACGGAGTTTCCCCTTCCAGCTCATACGCCCCGCCCAAAAAATTGAGCTTGCGCGCCCACACTTCGAAATCGTCGATGATCGTCAGATATTGGTCGACTGCCCAGACGATGTTTGACACCTCGCCCAGGGTGATGTTATTGGCGTCAATCGCTCTGACCCTGGCAAATCCGAGGTCAGAGCCGCCGGCAGTCGATCCTACCATCAAAGTCATGCCATCGATCACGTTTCCGAGCGTACCAGCGCCATTGTGGTACGCGATCTCTGTAACTTTGTCATTTTCCGGAGGAACATTTTCTACCTGCCCGCTGAAAACGACTTCTGGCGTGTAAATAAACAAAAATAACTTGCTCCATTGCGAATCCGATCTCATCAGACCCCGTTCTGTGGTGGTTATTGCGCGCGCCATCATACCTGATCCTCCAACCGTTGGAATTTGATCTCCAGATCGACCCGGCGCAGAAAGTCGCGGTCCTCTTCCGGCCAGACCAGCACAGCCTTGTAAGGCTTGAATGTATCCCCTACATTTTGGCGGGTCGCGATGTAGACCTCAGCCGAAGCCCCCGGGCAGAACGTCCGGAGCTGCTCGATCTCTTCCGGGCGGATGATCTTCCAGTACCAGGTCGTGGCCTTCCAACCCAACCCCCGGATGGTGCCGTCCCCCAGTTGGACCGGCTTCGACCAGGGGTGGAAGGTCGACTTAGGCGCGGGCACCAACCGCGTCAGGCTGCGCAATGCGGTCATGCCCACCAGGCTGGTCCCGATCATATACTCGCTGTAACCGGTAAAGTCCTTGCCGGTTAGATTGGCGCTCACCACCGTCACAGCCAGGGTCGGGTGGTAAAAGCCACAACCGGCCTTGCTGGGAGTCAGGGTGTACGACCCCGCCGGCACCGCCGAAATCGTATAAGTGCCATCGCTGGCGGTCACCGCTGAGCGTGTGCCATCCGAAACGGTCACGCCGGGAAGACCCACCCCGGCGGCTAAAATTGTGCCTGAAATCGTGTAGGTGGTCATTGCAGTATCCCCGTCAGCATAAGCTCATTGTCCTGGCGAATCGACCGGCGATCTTCCGGGCTCAGCCGCGAATCAAATCTACGGTGATCGTTGATCGTGAGCTGAGAAACATTCGTCCCTCCCGAGGTCACCCCGTTGCTCTGGTTCGAATTACCACTGGCCACCTGCGCCGCCGGCGTGTTGGCGGTCGGGGCTGGCAGTTTATCAAAATAATCCTTCAGCAAGGCCGCATTATCAACCAGAGTTTGCATATCAGCTACCATCGATCCGGTAAAGTTTTGGAAAAGTTTCGCGGCCTTTTCGGTGCCGTCACTCATCGTGTCGAGGGCATCGGTCACGGCCTGTTTGCGGAGCCGCTTTTGTTCGTTGTAATCCTGCTGCATATCCGCCAATTGGGTGGCTCGCTGCTGCGCCTGGCGCAAACGCTGGGTATCAAAATCCTGCTGTTGGTCGGCCAGTTGGATGGCAAAATTTTGTAATCGGAATGCCCGCTGCATGTCCCAATCGGCCTGCTGGTCAGCCTGGCTGCGGTTGAAATCCTCAATCTGGCGCGCGCGCGAAATATCATAATCCTCTTCAGACCGCGATTGCTGGATGGCGTATTGCCGGGTGGCCTGCATGTAACTGAAGGCATCTCCACTGCGGGCAATATCCCACAATTGGAACTGGAAATCCTCAGCGGCCCGGCTGCGCTGGCGCTGGAAATCCTCCTCCGATCGCACCATCTGGATCCCGAAATCGCGCACGGCCCGGCTGCGCTGGATCTGGTACATGATGGTGTCCTGGCTTTCCTGCCTGGCGAAATCGCGTACAGATCGCGCCCTGGCGCGGTTGAAATCCTCCTGCTCGTATTGCTGCTGCATCTCAAAATCGCGTTTGGACCTGGCAAGGTTGAGCAAATAGGCTCGCTGCGCCTGCTCTTCCTGGCGGTAATACTGGTTATAGATCAGGATCTGGTTGGCCAGGAAACCACCCAAACGAGAATTATTCGAATCCGTGGCTGCCGGTGGCGCCGCGGCTCCGGATGCCACCGCGCCATATTTCTCGATGCTCGTAAATCCTAACTGGCTGCTGGTCCCGGTTCGCTTGCGCATCTCACTGACAACCATCCCCATTCCCGGCGAAATCGCGCTCAATAAACCCTGCAAAAAGTCACTCGCGAGCTGCGATTCAATCGGCTTTTCGCCGGTGGCCTTCGCCAACAGTTCATTCGCGCCAATCCCCAACCCCACTCCGCCCAAGCCCGAAAGAATAGCTCCCAGGCCGGTAGCGCCCGCCGCAACAGGCGCGGCTGCCTGAGCCGGGCCATAAGCCGCGGCGCCCACCCCGCCGGCAGAATTGATATAGGTGCCTGATAATGCCTTTCCGGCAGCGGCCAGAGCTGTGTTCCCGCCCAACGAAGTGAATATTTTCGACCCCAGTGAAGCCACCGTGCCAACTGCGCCCAGGGCCGCCCCACCGGCGGCGATTTTCAAACCGGCATCCACCAACCCTGGGTTTTTCTCGGCAAACGCCGCGGCATGGTCCATGAAGGCTGAATATTTCTCCATCCACGGGATGGCCTGCTCGGCGAACACGCGCCCGATCCGGGTGCCGCTCATCTCAATCGACTGGTTGGCCATCAGCCAGCGCCGTGAGCTGGCCTCAGTGGCCCCCATCTGTTTGGTGTAGGCATCGATTGAGCCGGTCATCAGCTTAAACGCGCCACCGGAAACAACCGCCAAAGCCGCGCTGGCTTTGAGCAGGTTATCCATTTGCTTGTTCAGGCCCTTGACCTTTTCCTCGGATTTTCCCGCCTGGCTTCCGGTGTCTTTGACGCCATTAGCAACGGTGTCAGCCGCTTTTTTGGAATCCTTGATCCCGCTTTCATCGGTGACATATTTGATTCTTACGGTAAGTTCTTTTTCATCAGTCATCTTTTTTGATCTCGTTGAACTGGGCAACCAGGGTGAATAGATTATCCATTAGCAACTGGGGCTGATCGAGCAACCCACCCGAAAAAGGGAGGAACCGCCAGGCCGTAGCTTGCATCAGGGTGAAGGTGTGCCACGCCATTTCCATGTCGTCGACCGTTCCCACAAGCACGTTGTCTGGCGGTTCCTCTCCGGGTCCGAGTAAACTTTGCCCGGCGGCAAAACTCATCAATCGCTGCTGGATCTCAGTTCTTTTTTTTTGGCAGCTTCGCTGATGGTGGTCTCCGGGCTCCAATGGGAATTCATCTGGTAGGTGGCCTCTTCCCATGCCGCTAACAACCGATCTGGCAATAGGCAAAACTGCTCGAGCGGGATCGGCATCTTGGAGAAATCGACCACGATCTCGGCATCGTTTGCGTCGAACACGGTCAGCGTTCCGGATCCCGATAGCACCGATGCCACCAGGTCGGGATAGGTGATGACCCGCAGCACCTTATCCGCTTCGCTCTCGCCTTCAGCAGGCTTGCTGTTGTAGCGCAGCACCGAGCGAGTCATCCCCATCCGGCCATTGGCCTCGACGATGTCGAGTTTGACACCATCGCATTCGACAATCGCCTTCGGCCTAATACTCATACGCCACCGTCATGTTGACCCCGGTGCCAGGCGCCGTGGCCATCGTGATTTTGGTCGTGGTAACGGTGGTGGGGATGGTCAGAACGCCATTGAGCCAAACCGAAACGCTGGCCACAATCGCCGGGTAGAGAACCGGGAAGGAGAACTCAACGAGCGTGTTATTCCCCTGCCAGGCGATCAGTTTGGGACGGCCCCGGGTGTACCCGCTCAAAAATTGAGCGCTGGTAAACCCTTCGGTGCCTTCCACAAAAGCCGTGCCCCAAATATGCTTTGAGACAATTGCGGGCAGGATCGTGTATGGACGGCTCATGATCTGATCGACCATACCGACCTCACGCCGGAATAAACGGCAGTTCGGGTAAATCAACGAGTTCCACCCGCCCAATCCGTTCGACCCGGCGTCCTGATCGGCGTCCACCGCGTGCTGGAAGCTCAGTAATCCCACCTGCGCCTCAAACCCGCGTTTGTTGGTGCCACCGCCCATGTAGACGCCGGTGCCAACGGTGAAGGCTTTTTGATCGGCGATCAGGGCATCCACCACGTCAGAAATAACCCCCATTTGCATTTCACCGGTGACCCCTTCCAGGGGAGGGAGCATATCGCCGTTGACAATCCGGTCATCCCCGGCGTGCCAGAAGGTGCGCGGCTCTTTGTCGTTAACAGTGTGGACCTTGCCGCCGATGAACTTGACCCCCTCGTAAGGGGTAGTGGGCGACGCCGCCGCGATGTAACCATTCGAGTCTAACAAAAACAGGGTTGAGGCTCGCAGCCCTACCCCGGTACGAACACCAGTTGGAGCGGTCATAGTGACTCCTTATTCCGCGTAGGTAAATTGAATCTGTTCCTTCACCTGGAGTTTGAACTCAATCCCCAGGAGAGGGGTTTCAGGGTTATCGAACACCAGCCGGGTAACACCCGAGTCGCCGATCACGTAGGCATATTGGACGCCATGCGTGCCGTTCAGGAAGGGCCGAGCCGCGAAATAATCGCGCACAGAGGTAAAGAAGGGCTCACATAGCCTTTCGGCCTCTCCTGGAATCCCCAGGACCCCCTGGAGCACGTAGAGACGCATCAGGTAAACCCGCGTTTCATAATCGCCGCCGTCTCCCAACCCTTCCCAGTCTTGATTGGCCACGCTGGTCAGGTTGACAAACATCGGCAGATCAGCCGTGTTGAGCGAGGCCGGGGCCTGAGCATAAGCGGTTTTGACGCCGGTGATCAGCTTTTGCATTACGACAATGGCAGCTTTTACGGTTGCGACACTCATAGCATCACCAGGGGATCACACGGGTAAAGCGCCCGATAAAATCCTGGAATCGGATTGGCAGAGCCTTGACGTATTGAGCCACACCATAATCATTGAGGCCCACCACGTCGGACATACCCGACTGTGACTCTTTGTACATTCTGATGGTCAACAGGGTTGCCAATTCGACCAGGTCACCCGGGAGGCTGGCGGTCGCTGCCGCCAGCCCTCCTGAATAACTCACCTGGGCCATGATCCGGGCCCGGTTGAAAGACTGCCAGCACTCGACCGCCACGCCATTGCTGACCATCAGATAAGTCGGATCCACGGCCTGCCAGGTCTCCACCGGGCTGTACCGGTAGTTGACCGCAGTCACCGCAGTGATCACCGGCTTATGCGGCCAGAGGACCAGGTGATTGCTGCTATCGACCAGCGGGTTGCGGGATCCGGTCAGGGTCTCGAGGGTAATCGTCTCCAGTTGGAAATAATTACTCGCATCGACCCTGCCACCGGTGACCAGGCGGTCAATCGCGCGACTGGCTTCCGTCACCTTGCGACCGAGGAGGGTATCATCGGTCGTTTCGGTGGCGTGCATATCCGACTTGACAATGGCGGTCGTGGTGTAGTCCATGTTAGGCGTTGCCGATGTTGGTGATCACGGACAGGGCCGGGGTGAAATAGACGGCCAAAACACCGTCGAAATACACGCCGGATTCGTACTGGCGGGTGCGCAGTGGCCATTCCATCTGGTAGTAATCCCGGCGCAGTTTTTTCTCGACGATGTTGGGCACACCGTTGATCGGATAGGGCAGATCCCAGGTCACACCCATCAGGGTGCCAGGCGGCATATTGGGGTGGATCTCGATGGGGACGTTCTGCTTGCCGCTCTTGGCGTATTTGTTGAAATACGTAAACACGCCGGCGCCCGCGGTGATGTTGCCCTGTTGCGGTCCGTTCTGGACCAGGGTCTGCATCACGTTGTAGGTGCCACCATTGCCCATCACCTTTTTGGTGATGTTTTTGGCTTCCTGGCTGTTGACGTAGATCGCATCCACGCCCAGGCGGTAATTGTCCCAGCGGTTCTGGAGCATTTCGTCGATCTCGACGATCCCCACCCCGCCGTCGCTGGTCAGGCCGGTGCCGGTGCCCGCGGTGCCATCGGCCATCACTTTGGTGTACGCGCCCGATCCGGACGCAAACGCCTGCGAGAGCAGACCGTTATAGGCATAGCCGTTTTTGCTGTAATCGGTCGACCCGGTCAGCAAAGCCTGGCGCCCAGAGGTCACGTAGCTGGTCAGCTTGACGCTGTTGATCAGCGTGATCGCCTGGCATTTACCGTTGCTGGTGCTGGTGCCGAGGAACCAGGCATAAGCCATAGCGCCCGGGATTTGGGTGCAGGTCGCGTGCACGCCCCAGGTATCCGCCGGGGTCAGGGTGGTGATGTCGGCCTGGTTGGAAACCCGGCTGACACCCGCCCCATAAGTGAAGGCCGATCCGCCATCCGCCGGGGTGACACTGACATTATCCGGGATACTGGCCACCGTGGAGGCCAGCCAGCCGTGCATGGTCAGCGCGTACACGTTCATGTAGTAGTGCGCGGCAGCCGGGATGGTGCCACCGTTCGCATCCGCCACCGGCGTCCCCAAAACAGGCACGCCCAGGGCGATGGCGTCATAGTTGGCGCCCAGATCGCTGATTTCTTCCTCAATCATGGTTGCCCACAGCAAGCGTTGGCCGGTGGTGGCACGCACATTCTCGAAATTCTCCGCGGCCAGTTCGGCTTCGAACGTGACCGAGTCTTCCAGGCCCAGGGCCTTATAACTCGCCGAAACCGGGGCAGCAACCGTGGTCACCAACCCATTGCGCTTGCCTTCGGGCACAAACCCGCGCAGCGATGCGCTGTTGATCGCGGTCACGCTGATCCAGTTGGTGGCCGTGCCACCATTGCCCGGCACACGCGGGATCCGGTTGCGCAGTGGGGTCAAGACCGGGAAGAGGTTCTTCGCCGGGGCTTGCAGGTCATACCACACCAGACCGGAAGCCTGGCTGATGCCCGCCGATTTGGTGATTTCAGCAGCGATGCGCGGATCGCCCTGGCGTTGGTTCGATTTGGCCAGGCTCTTGCGGAATTGAGCGAGAGCTTCCTGGCTGAGCTGAGATAAATCGTTGATGGTGTTCATTGCTTTCCTTTCAAAAATTGGTTAGTTCCTGCCAGGCAGGCTAATGTCTTGCATACCCGATGTAATTCGGGGTAGCGGCTTTGATTTCCATTTCCGCGATTTGGTGCGAGAGGGTCTCGCGGAAAGCCGGATCCAGGTTAGTATCAGCGGCCATCCCCTTGAGGATCTCAATCGTCGGGTTGGCCGGAACGTTCGGATTGCCCCACGGCAATTCGCGCAGCACTGGTTTTTGTTTCAGCGCCTCAACCTGAGCGGTCAGATCCTCAACCGCTATTGCCAGGCGCGGGATGTCATTGCCAAAGGCTTTGGCAATCTCCTCGATCCGGTCCTGAAGGGTGGTAAATTCAGCCTTGCTGACCACATCCACCACCGGCGCGCGTTTGGCCACGACCGTCTTTTTGGAAGCGGGTTTCTGCCCCTTCGCCACGGTCGTCTTTTTCTCGTCATCCTCCACCGGCTGCTCGCTCTCCAAACCGGCTAAGGCCGCCTGCTTTTCTTCTTCGGTGGCGGGTTCATCGGGCGCGCCTTCGCCTTCGTCTTCTTCCGGCGCAGGTTCGCCCAGGGCGGCGTGCTCTTCTTCGGCCTCTTCGTCGTCTTCGGCGACCACTTCGACCTCAGCGCCATTGGCTTGCATCACAAGCGCAATCGCGTTGGTGTAATGACTGGCCTTTGCCAGATCCCCGGCCAATTCGGCAGCATTGCGCAATTCTTGCAACGCCTGGACGGCTGGCAGGTGATCGGCGGCCTTCTTGACCTCTTCTTCTTTGGGGGTCTCTTCTTCCGGATCCATTCCATATCCTTTCCACAAAATTACCTGTGCGCCGGGCGTAGCCGGACGATCCACCAGGCTGATTTCTTTAAGCCCAATCTCCTGGATCAGTCTGACGACCTTTCCGGCAAATTTGGCGATCTGCAACTTGAACACGTCGGCCTTGATCGAGAAGCCCTTATAAACGCCGGTGATGACCTTTTCCCACGCCAGCGGGTCGACGATGTGGGCCACCACGTGCAGCGGGTTATGGACCTTGCGCCCGTCGGGCAGCTCGATCTCGCCTTTCAGCACCTCGGCCTTGAGGATGACCCCCACCGCGCTGGTATCGCCGTGCATTTCGCGCAGGTTGGCGTACTGCATGTAATCGGGCAGGGCCTTTTCGATGGCCGCCGCCTGGACCACGTCGCCCTCGTAATAGACCTGGTCGCGCGGCTTGGTGCCGTCCTTGTTATCGGGCGGCCACACCCCGCCCTGAAGGTCGATGTCTTCGGATGAGGCATATCCCTCCACAATATGTTGTTCCTCATCGCGCTTTGCGATGGTAAAAAAACTGGTATGAGCAGAAATAATGCGCATGTATGCTCCTCTCCTAAAAAATAAACTTTATGGCACCTTGAATACGCAGAATCTGCTGATCCGCACGGTACCTGACACAGCCTGAAACTGCCAATAAGAGCGGATTTTGGTCGTATTGGCCGGGATGATTACGTTGGCAGTCCTGAGAATTGCGTAGCGAGGATTAACAATAGCCGCTCCACTGCCACCCCCAGCCGAATATCCCAATGCATACTCGAATTTCAGGACACTGCTGCTGGCGTTGAGACAAGCAAGATAAAGGTTTATGTTAAATGCCCCAACCCAATCGTCGTCAGAATCCAATTCGAGCATAGCGGCGATATTGTCTCCAACCGCAAAACCCGTGGTCGCATCGCCGATCATGCTCAGCGTCAAGGTATCCGATTCGGCGCCCAAGACCGCTTTCTGCCAGTTCCCTACTCCGGAACCGTGGGCAATCTGCGACCAGGTGCCTCCACCGGTCGCCGTATAAAAATGGGCTACCGTTCCGGTGGCCGGCGCGGATTTTGTTCCATCGGTTCCGGTCATGAGCGGATTCGGAACGGCGTTGAACCAAATCAATCGCGGATCGCTGTTGTTTGGGATCAGTATGTCTCGCACCGGAATAATGTTTTTTAGGTCAGCATACATTTTCTGGCCGATGGTGCCGGCTCCCAGCGCGTTGGGATGGACCTGATCGCTAATTGTGTAACCGGCCAGTGGCACCGCATACGCCGAACCGGTATCACGATAGAGCGGTCCGATATCAGACAAAACAAACTTTTCGGCAGGTTGGTCGGCGGCGTAAATTCGCAAGCGATTGTTGACATCCAGCCACGTTGCCGTGCGCTGAGTGGTATTAAAAACAGACGACGGCAATATCGTTGTGCCAATTACCCGCTGGCCATTGCTAAAGCACTTGTTGTATATCGCAACCAGGTTGCTATAGATTGTGTCAGCACTGGCATCCGCCGCAATATCGTTTGCCCCGCCTTCGACGAGTACCCATCCGGCGTCCTTCGACAAAACATCAGGCTGTATTCTCGTCAGCATCTGGGTGGTCGATTCTCCGCCCACCCCGGAGTTGGCAATAACATCCAATCGCTGCCCCAACAATGCGTTAGCCCAATTCCAGAACCCGCAACCCGTTGGGTGGGTGGCGTTTTCGAGCGTGATGGAATCACCAAACAACACAAGGCCGAAACGGTTTTTGTTGCTCCCGCTGAGCATGCGCTTTCTGTGCATATTCATAGTTCTGTTCATTTTCGGCCTCCTGAAAAGCTACTTCTCAATTTGCGTCATCCGTAACTTCGATAAAAAAGGTCTGCCCGCTGGCCGGAGCTGCCGGAGTGGGGGTCGTGATCTCGACCCGCATATACAAATCCCGCCCGGGGATGGTATCGCCGTTATAGACCAGCATCGGCAGTCCCGAAATGCCATCTCCGGAGGTAACCAACGAATGCGCGCTGTCCGACCCGCTGCCCTCGGTGGTCATAGCGGGCATATTCACATATCCGAGTCGCGCGGCCCGGTTGGCCCACAGCAGGGTAAACAGGACGTTATCGAGCTGGGCCGCAATCGGCGAAGCATAGAAATGCAGGCGGAAGCTATTGATATCGGTGACCAGGTTGGTCAGCATCCGGATCTTGGTGATGTACCCCGACCCGCCCGCCACCCGGAAGAAATTGCGCAGGGTCCACAGCCGCGCCACCAGCCCGGTGCCGCCATAGGCCCCGTTGCCCGCCACCGGGGTGGTGAGGGCCTTATCGGAGTACAGCGCGAAGGTCAAGGTGGTGTAGCCGGTCACCTTTGCGTAGAACGTGCCGTTGGCGTTGGTATTGCCGGTGATCCCGCTGATCGTCACCACGTCGCCATCGGCCAGGCCGTGGGTAGGCGTAGTCACCACAATCGGGCTGGCATTGGTAGCATCCGAGCAGGCCAAATTGACGTTGACCGCGTCTTTGACGGTGTACGCGGTCGTATCCGCCGGGCGCGAAAACTCCACCGTTTTGACAATTGCCACCCCGCCAAAATTGCCAATGTGGGCCTCGCCCGCGTTGATCTGTACCCCGTTGGTTACGCCAGGCGTGCTCTGATCGATCCCCGCGGCCATATCCAGCGCATAAATCGCCTTGCCGTCGGCAGCCACTTCGCCGGTATCCACCAGCTTGACCTTCATCGGCCCTTCCGGACCTGGGAAATAGGCATAACTATTGACCGTCATACAATCCTCCTAAAAACTGATTTGAGCTAACATCTCGTTCCACGCCGCGTCGATATCCGGACCGGCCTGCTCGGCTGCATCGTCGATCTTTGTCCAGCCGATGTTGGCAAACAGAGCGAGCTGGTTGGTGCCCTGCACAGCCTCGGCATAACTGACGTCCGTGCCGATCACGCCGGTGACTGCGCCGTCTTTGACCTCGATCTCAATCGACCATGACTTACCCAACTGCTCTGACGTTGGCGCCAGCACGTAAACCACCTGACCCGCCCGCCTGAGCCCCATGCCCCGCCCGCCTTTTTTGCCCTTCGGCAGTTTACGCTTCGATGGCCACCACATGCCGGTATTGCGCTCGTAGTAACCCATCGGCCTGCCATTGCGGTCGACCCGGCCCGGACGATTGGCCGCGGTTTCGGCGGGATACTCTTTCAGGATCCCTTCGACCGCCAGGCAGGATTTACTCATCGCCACCTCAGCCAGCGGCAGGGACCGCTCCGGCATGGTCGTGAGCGACTCCATCAGTTCATCAAATCCGGAGAGTTCGGCTTCAAACGCCACCGGCCACCTCGCTGAACTTCCTGCCCAAATAATCGCCCTGGCTGATGATCACGCCATGCAGCCCGCCACACCCGGCCACCAGGCCCCACGGGGTTTGCACCGGCCTCTTGCACACCAGGCTATCCCGTTCGGTCAGCCAGACCACGACCCACTCGTTTTTCGAGCGCAGCCGCCGCACCGCCGTATCACAGCGGCAGTTGACGTGGGCCGGCGGCTTGAATGCCATCCCCGGAATTTGAGCGGCCTGGTAGGCGATATCGTTGCCCTCGGCATAAGCCAGGGTGGTTTCGGTGACGGCCACGGCCCACGCCCGCGCGGCATTCTGATCCAACACCGGCTTGAGCATGTCGACCAACTGGCCTACGTTCTGCCCGGGCGTCTCGATCCAGGCCGCGATTTTCTCGCCGACCATGCCCTGCGTGCGGGTTTCGAACTGCTGGAGGATTTCATCGGTGTGACTGCGGGCCCACCGGGCAGCCTGCTCGTGCACCAGCGAATTATCGAAGTAAATCCCGAGGGCGTTGAGTTTGCGCTCAGCCCCGATGATCCCGGCAGCCGCAAGACCCTGCAAGCGCGGTTGGATCAGCTTGACGAGCAGCTCGTGCTCGCCTTGCCAAAAATCCACCGGAAGCTGATAGGGTAAAGGACTCATTTGATCGCCTCGACAATTCGCCGTCTCAAACCTGCCATGTAATCGAGCAGACTTTGCTGAAATTCGCG